TAACTAACTGCGTACCATAATCAACATACTCAAATCCAGTAGCAGAACTACCTACTTCTAGTTGTACGCCTGTTACATAAAATGTTGCACCGTTTGTACCTACTACGGATGTTGCGCCTGTTGAAGAAAAATATTGTCCAGCAGTCCAAGCGCCAGCAGTATTGCTATAAGTTGTGCCAACACCAAGTCCAAATCTAACAGTTATTCCAGCACCATTAGTTGTAAGCCATGTTCCTGATGTATCACCAGCAACAGTTACGCTGATTGAAGTCCAAGTATTTGCCGTGGAAATTGTGTAGCTAAATGGGTAAGCCCTGTTTTGTGCCGAATTTTGAAATGCACCGCCAAAAGTTCCTGTTAATGAAGAATAAACCTGAAAAGACAATGTAACTGTTTTAGCATTGGCAGTTCCCCAACCAAGGTCTGCAACATTTAAACCCTCTATTAACTGATTAAACATAAAATAACCACCAGCAGGAACAGAATATGCAGATAATGAAGTTATTAACGATGAATTAATAAAACCAGCAGGTGTAATAGATGATTGTTGTACACTAAATTTAGATGCAGCACTTAATGAAACTTGCCATCTATCTAATGTATAAGTTCCATCTCCTGTAGGAGTAACACTAGCACCAGCATTACGCTGGTCAATACGCATATCACCGTTAATAATACGGTTCTTAAAGCGTGAAGCATTACCAGCGCCAATTGGGGTTGTGCCAATAGTAAGACCAGACGTAGTTAAAGACGTGCTTGTATCCCCACCCGGAGATGTGATTCCCGTTGTTCCGTTTAAGGTTATTGGCATTTCAAATCCTTAAGGTGTAGGTATTAAAACCCAAGACAATGTAGCTTCGTCCCAAGTATAAGATTTACCATCATCAGGATATGGTACTGGAGCTTCCCATAGATATGTAGATGTATTTAAAATCCAGCTTGGATAAGGTTGCGGTGCATAAAATACTCCTACAACGCCGTCAATTATGTAAGAATTATCATATGTATATCCAATACCAGCGTAGTTTGCACGAAGCGGAGTTCCCCCGTCTGGAGTACGTGGCGGTGCAGGAGGAGACGGTGCGTAATGCACATTTCCATAAGTGTTGTAGCTAGTCTGAACCCAAAATCCCGGCTGCGTATCCACAAACTCTTGGTCAGCGGCAATAACTTCTGAAACTAAGAATTTAGAGGCTTCTGCTGTTTGTTCGCATTTTGCAAAATATGACATGTTTTATTACTCCTTTTAAGCTGTATATGTACCACTATCTGTGTATTTTAATATAGTATTAGCGCCACTAGTAGTAATCGTAGGGCTGCCAGTAGTTTTTCCTGAATAACTTTTTGTTGGGACTGAGAGGATGATTACACCTTTACCGCCTGAACCGCCATAGTATATATTGCCATCACCAGAAGATCCACCGCCTCCGCCGCCGCCAAGGTTTACAGTTCCATTACCAGCAGGGGAAGTTTGTCCACCAGCACCACCACCACCAGCACCACCACCAGCAGCAATACCACCGGACACTCCATACGCTGAACCACCACCACCGCCAGCGTAAGTAATTGATGTTCCAGTTATTGAATTTGCTAATCCAGCACCGCCAGCACCCGCATAAATAGTAGAAGAAGTATTTCCACCTACAGCACCTGCTCCACCACCACCGCCGTTAGGGTATGGAGAAACACCAGCCGTGGCAGCAGCGTTACCGCCTTGGTTACCTTGACCGGCTGTTCCTGCAGCGTTGCCTGAGTTGAAAGACCCAGCACCACCACCAGATCCGCCTGCAATACCAGCTCCGTTATTGCCACCACCGCCACCGCCAACTGCTGTAGTTAAACCAGTAAATGTAGAATTTGAACCATTATTGCCGGGATTATTAGCACCGCCGTTTGTACCACCACCCCCAACAGTAGCTGTGTAAACAGTATTTGGAATAAGTGTTGTTGTTCCTGTCAACATACCACCTGCTCCACCACCAGCGCCACCAGCATTAAATCCACCAAGCGGGGTTCCACCACCAGCGCCACCGGCTACGAGTAGGTAAGTAACTATATATTTACCTTTACCGGATGTTAGCCCAAAGGCTTTAACAGAAGGTCCTCTGGCTCCAAGTAATGGCATATTATGCGAACTGTGTCTGAGAAGCTAATACCGTATAAGTTGCATTAGCTGTTTTTATTGCAGTAAAGGAATAAACATCAATACCCCTAGCGTTTCCAGAAGTTGGCGCAGAGTTACCTTGCCATTTTGGAGTTACTGCAACACCATCAATTTGGTACCCACTTACGTAATAGGCTGTATTTCCTTGGGTGTTCATAAATACTAAGCTAATAGATTGACCATTAGACATAGCATTGTTTAACGGAATTGTTGCGCTTCCACGCAGATTGATTGTGGTATTGGCTGTAGCATTGCTTGTATACAATAATATGTTTTGGGTAATAGCATCAAAGTTAACATTGGCTCCTGCCGCTGTTGCGGATACTGTTACTTTTTCTTCTATTGAACCGTTAAAAGCGCTAACTTGATTTTGATCTAGTGTTAATGCGGTTAAATTAGCGCCACTAGTTGTAAAGACTAGATTGCCAGTTGTATCGCCCGTATAAATCAGCGATGTAGTAGTCGTGTTTCCAGCTTGTATTACGCTCATTAGATAACCACCCAGCGTTGACCGCTTGCAATAGTAACTGAAACCCCGTTAGCCTGTGTTACTGGACCAACAGAAAAGCCATTCTGTCCAGCCGCTATTGTAGCATTTGAGGTAATGTTTACGTTATTAACAATAATTGAAGAGTTTCCCGCACTTAAAGAAGCGGTTGTTTGTACCGTAGCGTCTGGGAACTTAATTCCGCCCGAAGTGATATTGGCGTATCCAGTACCTTTAGGGGTTAGCTTAATATCAATGTTGGTATCAGTACCAGTAGATGATATTGTTGGGCCTACACCAGCACCGCCCGTAACTTGGATAGCGTTATTTGCTGATGCAGTAGAGCTAACAATTAATTGTGGTAAACCAGCATTGTTTCTAAATTGCTGCGTGTCATAATCTGTGTAAGAGGCTGTAAGAGAAGAACCTTGATGGAAAAAATAACTTCCAGCGTAATTAACATAAAAATTAGCGGATCTTCCGCCTGCATTTAAAACAAGAGCCGATTGAGTAGCCGAGTTTGTATTAGCGTTATAAATTCTTGCGGTTATAGTTGCGTTAGAAGCTGCTTGTACATCTAAAAGGTTTGCTGGAGCTGCAGTACCAATACCTACACGGTTATTACCAGCATCAACAAATAATGTGTTTGTATTAACAGCTAAGTTGCCAGCTTGATTAATTGTTAATTTAACATCTGAAGTAGTCCAATCAGCAGCACCTGTGCTTGTAGCATTGTAAAAAGACAAAACTCCTACACCATTAGGACTATTTCTAACAAGTCCAATTGCTGCTTTTGCATAAGTAGAATCTGAAGAAAATTCAACACCAGCTATACCAATATTTGCATTATTATTAGTAATTCTTTGTCCAGCAAATCCTGTGCTATTAACTGCTGTTACATTTAGTTTTTGTGGCACTGTGGTAGTGCCAACCCCTACATTACCACTAGATGTTGCAAGTAATGTTGTGCTTGTTGAATTAATGGTTGTGGCTGTTATGTTTGTAAAAGCGCCTGTATTAGCAGTTGTAGCGCCAATAGTCATGTTGTTAATAGAACCACCTAAAAACCTGTAGCTACTAATATTGCCCGTTGCGTCTTCATAAACCGCTTGTTCAGAAGGGTAGGTGACAAATACGTCTTTAGTACCAGCAGTAAAAGTTACGGCGGCATTAGCAGCGCTTGATGAGAGGATTGTGTCTCTTGATAAAGAACTGTTAGCTAAATAGTACGTGCCAATACCTACTTCCCATTCATCAGTTGTTTGACCCGCAATGGTGTAGTAAGTAGTGTTGTTATTACCAATAACTGCAAAAGTCTGATAACCAGTCGGTGCAGTAGCCGCAAGTACAACAGTGCCCGTACCAGTCGTAGTGGTATTGACCTTTACACGATCTTCAAGAATAAGAGCCATTTAAAGCTCCTTACGCTATCCGGATTATGGCGTTTGTAGAATCGGCTGTTGGGAAAATAACAGTAAAAGTACCATTGGTAGAAGTTTTATCTGCACCAAAAGCCAACACTGCAACAGCGGTATTTGCTGTGCTGTTATAAATCAAAGCGCCGTTAGCAGTAATGTTTGCATTTGTCCATGACGTATTTGAAAAAGACATGAATGCTACGTTGCCTGTACTAGTTGGGCTTGTGCTAATCGTTAGTGTATTACCACCAGCGGTATAGTTTGAACTTGAACTAGTCTGCTCATTTAACGTTGTATAAGCGGTTGTTGCATTGCTTAATGTTGCTGAGCTTGTGTATAGCGCTAGCTTGTAAACTGGTGTTGCGCCTGATGTTAAGTTTTGCTGACCGGCAAGGATTTGCACCTTGAACGAGTCGCACATTGCTTGGGTAATTGCCATTTCTTGCTCCTAAATAAGTGGTGTTACGGGTTTACTGGGATCTTAGCTTGCCCGTCTCTATAAGCGTCGCCTCTTTCAAGTCCTGTTCCTAAACGGTTTAACTGCATCATTGCCTCATTGTACTTAGTATTATATAGAGAAAGCATGTCCGCTTCGCCTTTCATATAGGTATAAGCTTCAACCAAAGAACCATATAAAAGGACAGGATCATAGTTATCGCCAAGCCAAGATGTTCCAGCAGTAACAATAGACTCTGGGTAATAAAAATAATGTAGTTCAGCGCCATAGGCAGCGTCAGGAGTTGGGCCAAGAATAAAAGTTAGTTCATTAGGGTCGTTCAATCTAGAACCAAACAAAGCATAATATCGGGGTAAACCCGTAGCGGTTGGATCTGGATACGCCTGACGAATAAAATTAACGTCTTTATTAAGTAAATATTCATAAGTGCCATCTGCCTGAATAACTGCCAATGAATAAGTAGACAGATAATCGTTTGGACATGCTAGATACTTACTTGTGCTAGAGCAGTTGCCCGTAACGTTTTTTCGCAATGAAGGAATCTGCACCATATTATAAATACGTGCTTCAGCCTGCTCAATAAAAGTATTAATCTGAGTGGTTACATTAACCGTACTCGTATTACCACCAGACAGCTCTACAAACGTATCAGGAAATATATTCTCTGTATACGTCTGTATTTGCGAAAAAAGTTCGTTATAGTTCATTACGCCATTGGGCCTCTAGACATAGTGCCTTTAGTAGCAGCACCGGTACCACGAATCTTCATGCCGGAAGTCTTAGTATCTGGCTGGCTTTTAAAAGTGTTACCCACAGACATTCTGATTTCGTTTACGCCGTTACCTGGTTTAGTAACTGCGTCTTTGGCTGTGGTTATTTCTTTGCCAGACATAGTATGTGGTTCTGCATAAACGCTAGCTGAGCCTACTTCTTTACCCATTACTTTTTTAGAAAATTTAGCCATGATTACCCCTGGTTGTTGGCACGAGCCATATTACGTCCAACTGCTTTCATTGATGCGCTGGTTACAGTGCTAGCACCTTTAGAACCTTTGCCTGTCTGAATGCCTACGTTTGGACCTGAATCCCCAAGGTTTTTACCCTTAGTTTTACCTTGTTTTGTTACGCCGTCTGCTGCTTTTCTGAATGTCATAATGACTCCTAAGTTATACTAACCGTTACTGTACCAAGTTGTGTGCTACCTATCAAGTCATTTGGCGTTAAAGCATTATCAAACAACCTTGCCCCACCTACTGGATTCCAACCCCACTGAAACACCCTACTACCCATATCTGGATTCCCAAACCCGTCAGGGCTTGTACCCCCATTAATATCGGTTTGTAACCCGTTATTACCTGACTGGAAATAACTTACGTCAGGGCGTGGCTCCCGTACTGCTTGGGGGTCATTAACAGGATAGAGTCCAAGAGACAACTGTGGTTGATCTGGATCCCAACAAGTCTTACAAACTTTAATTCTATAGGGTTGTGTCTTTAATATCTGTATCCTTAATTCTTTTAATTTGTAGCGCTGAGCACATCTATCGCACTCGGCAATTGCATATTTTCCAGAAGCGTACTTACTTGACATGGCATCTTAGTTAGAGTAAAAAGTGTTTCGTGGAACAAAACGGATTGGGGCTTTTTCCCTATCTTCTTCCGCTGCTAATTGGAACTGTTGCTCATAATCTGCTTTTAACATTGGTACACGGTTCATATCTACACCTGGCAGCTTTGTAGACAACTGATAAGCTAAGCCAGCAACCATGCAAGGTATAAAGCGAAATGGAATATCTTGAACGTAAGTACCTGAACCAGCGTCTTGGATACGGCGCATACGATAGTATACAAAAGTATATTGGCTACCCGGTGAATTCGGCGTAGGCCAGACGTTAACAGAAGGTAAGTTCTGTACAGTAACCGTAGCGTTAGCCGTATGTGCAGCAGCAGTCGTGCCGTTTTGTCCACGGGCGCAGTTAATTAGCTGGTTACCACTTACGTTAGGGTAACTAATTGTTTCATTATCAATCTTAATAAACCCAGCAGAAGCTAAACCGCTTGTGGAAGTTAAGTCAATGGTAGTGGCTGTAGAGCTTATATTAGCGTTTAAAAGGGCGCCTGAGAGGTTTTCTTGCCCCGACTGACGGTTGATCCACACTTGAATCGGCCTACCTTGTGCTAACTTGTTAGGTAGAGTCATATAGGTTGACTCAGAAATACGGCTGATATTAATATCAATCTGGTTGCTTTGTACACCGTTATTGGTACGCACTACCATATCCATCAAGTCAATTGTATCTACTGGTAGGGGGTAGGTAGCCTGCCCAGTAACCATCGGGATAACGCCTTGTTCAATAGTCCAGAGATTAATACCACGGTTAGCCCACTCAATAGTCAGCAAGTTTAATGAACGACGAGCTGTACGAAAGTCATATCCAGTACGCAGCTCTTTCCCACAGCGTTCAAACGCCTCTTCAATAAGGTCATTTACATCTAAGTTAAACGTTGAGGTACCTGTAGTGCTCATATTTTCCTAAATGGCTTTACTTTTGCTTTGACTTTTTTTGGCTGGGGGACGAACTGCTTTCCCGCTGCTTTTCCCGCCCGCTTTGCTTTTGTCGTTGCTGCGTACTCCTGTGGGCTTAGCGACTCGATTGCTTTTTTTGGCAGGTACCGTTCGCCTGTTTCGGACGACTTTTTCCCCGATTTGGTTGTCCACTTTTGGTCGCCCCAAGCTTTTAAAGAACGTTGCGATTTTGCCAATCCACTCATTTATATCCACCACCAGCCGCCTTATATTTTTTTGCTACTAATTGAGCTTTACGAGCTGACCACTGACCTGCGCCAGTACCATGTGTTGCAGCAGACTTAACTTGAGAAACAATACGTTTACGCAGACTAGGCTTGGTATAGTTACCAGCAGCATTTACTTTCCCACCCTCTTTAAACTGGGTGAAATCAGTATCATCTCTACGTGGCTTCTTCTTGCCAGTAGGCATCTTAGAAGGGGATATTGCACCCATGCCACGACTTGGTCTCATACCATCCGTCCTTTAGTTTTACCCTTAGTACAACAGCCATCAGCACGTTTAGAAGCGGAAGCTATTTTACCACCGGCCTTGTAATTTTTTGTTAAATCACGGTTTGATTTTGGCATACCACCACCGCCACCACCGCCTTTACCCATAGCAGGGGCTTTACGCTCATATGGGGCAAGTGTATCTTTGTCTACACGGGCTTTATCTCTTGCTTCGGCATACTCTCTATTACGGGCAGAGTATTCATTTTCTGGTGCAGCAGTTGGTTTTGGCTGTGGACCAGCACGGGTAATCTTAGCTTCTGGGTACATTTGCTCCAGACTCATCCCGCCCTCATTAAACCGTTTAGCCTTTTTCATGGTTTATGCTCTTGTCTTTCCACGAATAGCACAACCATCGGCACGGGCTGAAGCAGATTTTACTTTACCACCCTTTTTATATCCAGCATCGTCATAGTCTGTTCGGTATATTAGTTCTCCAGATTTAGAGTTTGGGAACTCATTTAAAATATCTTTTCTAGCCAGTCTGTCTGGAGAAATGCTTTTTGGATTAACTCCCTTAGTTATAAATCTTGGTGCATTTTTGTACAATGCTCGGTAACGAGTAGCATCGTCAATCATTTTGTTTTGGCCTTGCTTAGTCTCGGTTTCAACCATTGCTTCAGCTTTTGGCTCAGCTTTTGGTTCACTAGGCTTTTTAGTAAGGTCATTACCCTTGGCATCAATCATACCCATGCGGTATTTAACAATAGGATCATCTCCAGTGTAGCTACCACCTTCGTTAAAGCGTTTCATTTTTTTAGCCATGATTAGCACATACCGCCAGATTTCATAGAAATCATCTTGCCTTTTGTATGACCCTTGGTAATGCAGCCATCAGCACGTGTTACGCCGCCTTTAGCCATTTTATGCATTGATTTTTCGTGAGCTTTAACTTCTTGCTTAGCCACTTTTTTCATCATTGGCATATCTTGTTTAATATCGTCGTGTTTCATAATTAGCAAGCCTTTCCGCCTTTTTTCATTGTAACCATCTTGCCTTTGGTTTTACCCTTAGACTCAATACCGCCGCCTTTAGCCATTTTCATAGCTGGCTTTTTACCAGCAGCTTCTTTTTTCTTTGCAATCATTTCCATAAAAGGATTTGGTTTTTTCATAGTGCCACCTTCTTTAAAAGTTTTGCCTTTATCGGCCTTGTTAAAATCTTTACCTACTGACTGTGGTACTCCTACCTTCTTAGCAAATTTTGGGTTATTTGCAATAGCTGCCATAAAATTGTGTTGCTTCTTGCTGGTACTAGGCATTATTTATTACCCCAATACCCAGCGATAAACCCAGCTACTCCAGTTAAAACACTTACAAAACCACCAATAGCCATCAACGTTTTCCAGCCACCCTTAGCTTCAGACAGGGTTTTATTAATTGATTGTATGGCAAGTTTAATTTCTTGCATTTCCTTGACCATCTTATCCATGTCTTCCTGCAAATGTTCTATGTCGTTGGCATGGGTAGCTAGTTCTCTAGCCGTCTTTATTGGATCCATTTCGTTCATTAACACTTCCATCGAGCTAGTGAAGCCGCTTTACGAGTAGGTTTACCCTTCTCGTCTTTCATCGGACCCGGCATACCAGACATACGTGCGCAGAATGATTTTTTACGTGGACCACCTTCGGGCTGTGGAGCCTTTAGATTCGAGCCAGTAGCCGCATTATACTTAGCACGGCCTTTGGCGGTAAGCCCAGCGCCCTTAGATACAGGCAACTTTTCACCACGACCAATAGCTAGGGAGGGACCTTTTTTCTTAGCCATAGAAAATAGTTATAAAGCTAATAGATGTCAGTTGAGAGTACAGACCATTTTGTACTAAAACACCTTCGCCTGGAACAATAACTTGCTGTGCTGAAGTAGCGCCAGTTAAAGTATCAAAAGAAGTAACCCAACGACCATTATTAGATACATAGTAACAAGCTGTACCACCACTTACGTTGGATGTTGTGTTTATGTCTGTAATAGCAAAAGTATTAGCTAGCGCATTTGAAATAACATAATTGCCGTCTGTTGCTGAATTTCCTGTAGCACTTATATACCCAATACCTACTGTTGCGCCATTAGAAAGACCATGCGCCGTAGAAGTAACTGTTACAGTATTAGCGGTTTTGGCATAGCTGGCTGTAGTTGGAGCTACTGTTGTATCAAAAAGTATTAGTGATCCAGCTTGTCCAGCACTACCAGAATACGTAATTTGTTTTACACGAGTACGAATAGCTGGAAGTAAAAATCCAGTTACCGATACGTGGGCCGATTTAACGTCAGTTTGCATCATAATTAATCTCCTAAAGATTTAAGCGGGGGACGAATCCCCCTAGATTAATTAAACGTTTTGCTGACCGTTGTCCGCAACGTAGTAAATGATGTCGCCAGTAATTGCACCAGCGTTTGCACCAGCAGATCCTTGAGCGTTAGTAACAACAATCAAGTTAGTAGCGTTAGCTACGTTGCCCATTGATGCGCCACCAGTTGCAACAGTAAATACTATGCGAGCTGCTACGTTTCCACCAGATAAAAATGCGTTTGGAACGTTTGTGCCAAGAGTACCAGTTTGACCAGGACCTACGCCAACTAGTGGGGTAAACCCTATGTTAGCGGAAGAGTTTCCACCAGCAGCACCAGAAATAATAACTTCAGTAACAACTGCGTTAGCTGGAAGAATAAGGGCTGGAGCGCCAGTAGCCGAAGAAATGACTACGTTGGAGGTTGCTGCAGTGTTAGCAATATAGAACTGAGCAGCCATAACCATGGAGCCAGCATAAGCGGTGCGAGTTGAATCGCCACCTGTTGAACGCCATAAAGACGAGGTAGTAGCTAAAGTCATAACGAATTGTCCTTCATACAAAGATAAGCCAGTTAGTCGTGTATGCGTCTGCCGGGACAGTCTAAAAGGCCGGTTTTCCCGGTTTCCATAATGTTACTACATTTTTAGATAAGCGCAAGCTTTTTAAGTAAAATATAACTTTAGGGGGCACTATGAAAGGCGTTAAATGGCTAGGAACATTATTGTGTTTGACTGGCATTTGTTTAACGAGCTTCAACGTGTACCCTATCAATATTATCCTCAGTTTGATTGGTAGCGCCCTTTGGACTTGGGCGGGGTGGGTTCAAAGAGACATTCCGTTGTTTTTAGTCGAAGCAGTAGCAGTAGGGATATACTTGGCTGGGATTATAGCCCTTTTATATAAGGTGTAAACATGACAACAATAGTAGGCGACTGGAGAAATAAAGTATTAGTAGCCGATAGTCAATTCTCCGATGATGATACTGGACTTAAATACTTTGAAGACAAAATTCTTCCTATAGATGGTGGTTGGCTTGGGGTAGCGGGTAATTGGTCAGATGCAGAAAAAGTTTTAGATTACTTAAATAAAAAAACCAAAACAAAACCCAAACTAAAATCAGATAGTTCTTTTTTAAAACTAACCAAAGACGGCTTATTTGCTTGTGGGGATGATCTTGAATGGGAAAGAGTGCGAACCTTTATGGCTATTGGCAGCGGGGCTATGGCTGCAGAAGTATGTATGCGTATGGGTTTAACCGCAGAAGATGCAGTTAAGTGGGCATGTAATGTAGATTTAAAAAGTCACGAACCAATTAAAACCTACGCTTTAGACAATAAAAATGCCTTATAAAGACCCAGAAGTAAAGAAAAGAAAACACAGAGAATATAGCCGTAAACATTATGAGGCTAATAAAGAACAAGTAATTGCTCTAACGGCAGAAAATAAAAAGAAAGCTAGAGTAGATTGGGCAAGTTTTAAAGCTACCCTTAAATGTACTGTTTGTGGGGAGGATCACCCAGCAGCACTAGACTTCCACCATGAAGACCCAGCCACTAAGGACCATGCGGTTAGCTGGTTTATTAAAAACTCTCAATTTACACGGGCTATAGAAGAAGCCCTAAAGTGCAGAGTCTTATGCGCTAATTGCCACAGAAAACATCACTGGGAAGAAAAGAAAAACCCCACCGGGTAAGGTGGGGCTTCCTTGTAGCTGGGGGGCTTTGATTAAGCGCCAGCAGAGCCAAACATTCCGAGTGGATCAGACCAACCGAAAGAATAACGCTCACGAGACTTGTAACGAACGTTACCAGTATCGAAGTCACCATCCATGCTGTTCTGTAATGGAATACGAACAAAATGCTTCATACCATTTGGAACATCAGTAGTTAGGAACCAAGCATTGGTGTCGGTCAAGAAGTGGTTAATTGTGTAACCTTCAGAGACAGAACCATTGTTCTTGATAGCGTTGATGTCGTTGTCGTTTGTACCAACACGCAATTCAGTTTCGAGCAAACGAGTTGCAACGAATTGTAATGCAGGAGGAACAACCAACTTCTTAGGCTTAGCAGCGATCAACAGACCACGCTCATCAGTCCAAGCAGCGATTTGAATTACAGCGGCTTCTAAAGAAGTCTCATTCAAGTCAGATGCAGTAGATGGAACGTTGCTGTTTGTACCGCCAGAAACCAAAGGATGTGATGCAGAGAACAAAGGAACACCATCACCACCGTTGTAACCAGTAGTGAAACCGTTATTCAATACAGCAGCAGCCTTAACTTGCTTGGTATAAGACATGGAACGAGCCAAAGCCTTTGTATAACGAGCTGACAAAGAGTCATACAAGTTATCTTCAATAGCTTCTTCAGTCAAACTGAAGCCTTGGGCGATTGTTTCATGGTTGTAACGAGCAGTCCATGCTTCTTGACCGTTGTCATAAGCGATGGCAGAGCCTTCGTTTTTAACAGGGGCGGCGCTAAAGCCAGACAATTTGGTTTCTTCTTCGAAGGAACGCTCTGAGGTCTCTGTATCGTAGATCTCTTTGTGTTCTTCGCCGTAGCGAGCGTACTCAAGACCAAACAATGCATTCAAACCGGGTAAAAGCTCTTTTAGGAGCTGTGCACGAGAAATAGCCATTTAATTAGCTCCTTATAGATAATTCTGGGCGGCTGCCAACAGAATTTGTGGGTTGTTCAACTTCACTACAACTTCAGTGAAGGCATTGGTGCCTGTTGCTGTTTCTGGAACAACTGATACTACACGAACAGGCAATGTTGCTGCGTTACCAGTACCAGAAGTAGGAACAATAACAGATAAACCAGAATTGCCTGTAGTAGTGGAGCCTGTACCTTGACGGATAGACAGATTTGTACCAACAACAGAAGCGTTAGCAGTAGTTACAGTAGTATTACCAGAGAAGGTAACAGCTACTTTAAAGGCTGCTTGTGAATCGTCAATAACATACGCTATTGCTGAAGTTGCTGCAGCATTACCTGGGTAATATTGAGCTTGTACAGTTTGTTGCTGTGAGTTAACGTACTGAACACCTACAAATACACCATAAGTAAGGTTTGCTGTGTTGTCAGTTGTAGAGTCAACAGTTACAGTTGACTTGATGATGCTACCACCCTTGACCATAACGATGTCGCCGTTAAAGATTGCAGTATTATAAGTACTGGCAATCGGTAGCTGACGTGTAGCCCCAGCATAGGGCATAAAGTCAACACGGTTAATCGCTTCTAGACCGTAGGGAGCTGAAACGGTTGGATAAGCCATTTAAATCTCCTAATAAGTTAAAAAGTTAATTATTACCTTTGCCAAAGCTAGTCGTGGATTTACGCTCATTAAAGAGTGGCATCCGTGGGTCGCTTTGACGCATTAAATTGTTATCTACAGCATCCGTTTGAGCATCGCTTTGTTTAGCATAATAAGCATTACGCTGAGTAACGAACTCAATTGGGGTTTTGCAAAGTAACAATCCGCCAATCTCAATATTGTCTTTAAAACGACTATTGGGATCAACTAACAGTTGAAATTTAGGTTGTTCTTCAATTGATACAGGCTCCCAACCTTCTCGCAATTTAGCGGAAAGATTGCGTGGATCTGCTGTATTTAATGTAGAAGTACGAACCCAGCGATAAGCATAACCAGCCTGTTTGTCAGGCTCTGGGAGAAGTTCTGCTGGCATCCACCGTTTAGGGCGCTCAGAAAATTCACGGTTGTCTACTTCACGGTCAAGTCTATTTGTAGCCATGTTAGGCCTCCAATTTTAAAAGTTCACGGACATATTGCTCAGGGGTAAGACCAAGTTTTTTAGCTATCGCAACTTGCGATGACTTTAAACGGATCTTTTTCGGTGCTGTCGACCGAGTGGCTGGCGCTACTACCGTGCTAGGTTTAGCTCTAGGAGTGTCTTCCTTATGCTCTACCTCTACTTCTGGTTCCAAATCCTCAAAATTCTCTGGAAACCTTTTTCGCATCGTCCGGTCCAACGTAGCGTAATACTCATCAGAACCAATTGCAGCACCCTGTCTTTTCAGCTTCTCATGGAGTCCAAGAGCTGCTGCCGTCATTTCTTCATCCTGTCCGAACCAAGAGTTTTGACGTTGCCAATTGTTTAGTTTGGCATCAGTAGGGGGTTGCTGGTACTGTTGATTAGTTTGTACCTCAAAATTCTCTTCTTGTAAAGGGGCTGGAGCAAAGTTTTTAGCATTCTCCATTCCAAGAGTAGCTTGTGTAATCGCTTGCTGCGCCTCTGCCAGAGCATCAGAATCACCTGCATCGTAGGCTTCTTTGTAGGCTTTTTTAGCCGCAGAGAGCTTTAATTCAGTAGATTCAGTTATTGCTGTGTGCCGTGCTTGCTGATTACTATTTACTAATTCTTTAAACTTGCGGTTTTCTGCCAGTAAACGATTAGTTACATCTAGTGCCTCTTGTCGCTCACGTTCAGCAGAATCGGCACGACGACGTTCATCGTTCCAAACACGCTTCATACGAATTAGCTTATCTTTAGCTTCCTT